TTTCTAAACGTGGGCGTTGACGGGTTATCCGCCAGTACACACGCCACATTAATCTTGGTCACATCGTTCTTAATCGCAACCTGCCCTGTTTGCGGGTCTTGAACCGGCTGATTCAATACAATCTCGCGCTCAATGCCACCGTCATCCTCAACAATAACGCTTTCGTTTGGTGTGTCGCTCAAGTCCTCGATTATTAATGACAGCATCAACTCATCGGCATGACGGCACGCCATGTTGAAATTGTCGTTAATCTCTGCCAGGGTAATTGAATCTTGCTCAACCAGTGAATTGATCGCCAAACCGGAAGTAGCACCCGACTTTTCTCCCAGCGTGGCATTATGAACCCCGACATTGTTTTGAATGGACTGCTTGGCTTCCTGCATAACCTGAAACTGCTGTGCAGCCATCGGGCCGTTCTCTTGCACCTCAAACGTTTCACCCGGCTTGCTGCTCTTGATAATGTACGCATCCGGTCTGGCTACCTCATCAGCCGCGATACCGTGATCTTCAACCGCGCCACTGGTAGCGATTACCCGCTTGGCGGATAGCAACCAATACATCTTGGATTTACGCGCGTTTACCTCGTCCTGCGGGCTTATCATGGGCCTGATTAAGCCGTAAGGTATGCCGGTTCTGTCCTCACGAAAGCCAAAAAACGGCACATAAGGGAAGTGCCGGTGCTTATACGGCGTAGGATTGTCGCTGACCATCTCGGGGCCAATGTACAAAGCCACCCTGACTTTATCAAATGACGCTTGATAAGGCTTAATCATCCCCGCTTCAATCGCCATTTGCATCTGCTCATCGGCTTCATTGACCTCAACCACGCGGCCATTGGGCAGCTTGGCAACCAGTCCGGTAGTCATCACGCGATACCATATCTCGTAAACGACCAACCGCTTGCGGGTTACGTTCATCCACTCGTACTGCTCGATACTGGTGGTAAAGCCGCTGGATAAATCGGTATCTTCGCCGCGCGTCATCCAGCTTGCCGCTGCATAGTCAATGTCCCAGGTTGCCCGGCCTGATAGTGCATGTTTAATAAACTCGGCTTTCTCCGGAAAAATGTTTAACAGCACATCTTCATCCATCCACTTTCTACGCACAATATACCGCGCGTCCGACAAATCAGGTTCTTTGGCTCGCCAGTCCCAAAAGATTTCACGGCGGTGAATATGATCGTAACGAATCGGGCATTTAAACGGGTTCGCGTTCCTGGACACTTCAATCCATGAAAACCCGACCTTGACCATTTCTGCGTAAGCATCCGACTTGGCACGTTCAGATCGTGCCATGCCCGACCACTGTTTCATTTTGAGTGATAGCGCTTCCGCTACTTCCGTGTTGGTTTCACCCGCTTCGGGCTTGACTACCGTATCAACCCGGCTCTTGGCTTGACTTCCCAAAATCGCGTTCACCGTGGGCATTATCAAATTATCAACGATAGGCGCTTGACCGCGCTCCTCCATGAGTTCAAGGGTTTCAGCATCTAATTGATTGCCGTCATAGTAGGCCTGCTCTTTTTCGGCTGTGAGACGAAATCTAGGCTGGTTTTTTATTTCATCTAACCACGAAGAAAGCTTCTCAATCGTCAATCCTTCCGGCCTCACATCTGAAATCGGCTTAATCTCGACATCGACTTGCGCTGTGAGTTCTGCCGGTCTTGGCTTTTGTGCTATCTCTAGTTGCATTCGTTGTCTCCCGACAATGATGAGTGGTTATGTTCGCCAGTTTGAGCGATTAACTGATCTGTCCAGCGGCTTGCCATAATTTTCATTACGCATTAAATCTGCCGCTACTGCTATATATCTAAAATTGTCTGCACCATGACTGGCATTATCATGCAGCGGTTTATCAGGCTCGTTTGATCGCGTGTTGATGATACGCCGGTATCGTTTGAGCGAATCAACCAACGACTTTGAGTGTGTTTTATCAAAATAACAACGGCTAAACATCACCCTTGCCAGCTTGATTCCTTCCTCAATGCCTATTTGCGGGACAATCTCAACGTCCCAGCCGTATTCCTGCATAAAATCTTGTGAGCTTCTGCCGGTCTTAAAGTCTTTTGATGCGCCGTCATGCGGCAAATAGACGGTTCCCCAGTTATACAGCTTGGTTTTTAGCAGAGCTGAGTAGTAATCAAGGGTTTTGTGGTCATCCTGGATTGCTTCAATAACCCGAATATCCGCCACGCCTTTCTGAATCAGACTGATAAACATGGAATCATTCCAGCCCAAATCAAAAACCACATGCACTTTTAGCTGTGGATCGTAAGGCACGTTGCAGATGTGGCCGTCAAGTTGCGCTTTGGTTATCTCGCCAGCATAGATAGCACCATCAACAGCCGACTTACACGCGCCTTCCCAGATGTTCATATACCCTTCCGGGTCATTTTTGAAGGAGTGTAGCCGTTCCTTTTCCAGTACATCAGGAAACCACGGGTTTTCCGTGTAGTTCATCTTGATAACAAACGCACCCTCTGGCGGGTTTTCAACAAACCGGATAAACGTGTCATCACTATCAAGGTCAGGGTTAAATGTTACCCATATCTCAGAATCAGGCTTACGAATGGTCGGTATCAAAATATCCCATGACTTCTTGCTGACTGTTTGCGCTTCTTCAACCCAGACAATATCCGCGCCTTCATACGACTTTATTGACTCAACAGTATGCGTTGCCAGTCCTGCGAAGGTGATGCTTGTGCCATTAATGCCACGAATTTCAGTCTCCAGCACCTGATAATCTGCACCCAAGCCTAATTCTTGGATCTGATCTGATAACAGCGTATGAACCGACTGCTTGATTGATTTCTGTACTTCACGCGCACAAAGTATGCGCAGCTTCTGTGATGCGCCACGCATTAACAATGCCCTGGCAAAACCCCAGCTCTTCCCGCTTCCGCGTCCTCCGTGCGCTATTTTGTAACGGCTTGGCTTAAACATCCCCTGTAATGCAACCGGCATTTTTACATCAGCCAACAAAATTCACCGTCAAGGTTCTGTCTGCGTTTTGATTGACCTGCAGCGCTGTTGTAAGCGCGTTAGGATAGTAGGGAGCAATGCCAGCGGCTTTATGTGTATCAATCATGACTTTTTGGGTTATTCCTGCATTCTGAGGTGTCGGGTCTGCTTTTAGAGCTGCAAGCGCAATCTCGGCAACTTCCATCGACGCTTTGTTTAGCCATTTTGTTTGCGCTATTTTTTTGTCCACAACATCATTTATAGCGGTCACGATGCGGTCACCATGCGCTGCCAGCCCTTGCTTATACTCAATTCCTGCGGTCACGATGCTTTTTATGTCTTGAGCAACTCCCTTGCATAGCTTATTAACCGCACCTTTGCTTACCTCATGCTTATCCGCCAACTTTTGCTGACTATATTCCCCCGTCCTCCAGTCTGCTAGGATGCCTTGAATGACACTATCATCAATCGGCTTAGTTGCCATTTATGCCTCCAAGTGCATTACGCCGCCAAGTGCATTACGCCGCCAAAAATCATTACCTGCTGCACCAAATAAAAAAACACATAGAAATTGGTGAATAAATCGAACTGACTTAGCCTCCATGAGATAACGCTATCTATCAGTTTTGCCGCCATAATCACCGCCTTGGTGGTCTGGCCACCCAAATGCAGGCAGCTATTAGCAATAAAACAATAGGCAATTCAACCCACAAAACCAGCTCCCCGCTTCTTGTCATAGCAATTAATTCAGCTTCATCTACGCACATACTCATTACTCACGCACTATTAAACACGGTTTAATTATACCACGCACCCCCGACTTACCGCTGATGCTTGGGCATCTGGCTTTCTGTAGCCCGCTTAACCCCACAGTCATAGCACCATTTTTCGTGCGTGCTATGCAGAATCATCCAGTGGGTGTGTTTGCACCTTGCCATCAAATGCACAGGAAGATTAAACAGGTTTATCGGGGGCAGGCTTAACATCGGCCAGTTAATCCTTGTCACTCCCCAACCCCCTTTAATAATTTCTCACCGGCCTTGACGCACAATTTCAGTTCCTCAAGCTCAATCCTTATGACCTGTTCTTCATGATAATCTGTTGCAATTTGAGTTAGCTTAAAGAAGTACCCACCTGCTTCGTCCTGCAGTTCCAAGTGAAACGCGCCCGTGCCGAATACCGGATGCTCATCGCTGGGATGGATTGATACTGACATAGGTGTTATTTTGTAGCCCATAACCTCTCCACTCCTTCATGAAATAAAACCCTGACCGCAATCATCGCCACGCCCACTACCAGCACTAAACCGGTCACGGCATAAACCAGCGGCATCACATAGGGCGCTACTCTTTTACGCACAGGTAAATGACCATGAGCATAAAGCCTACCGTTATGGAATAAATAACGCTTAATATCTCCAACAACTCACTCACAAATCACTCCTGTCTCGGCATTCAGAACTGCACCAGCGCCCGATAACCTGTTTTCCGTTACACACTACCGCCTCAACCTCGTTCCCGCAGACCACACACTCACCAGTACCTACAATGCTAACCTTTGCAGCATCGCAAATGTTTTTAATGGCGACATCAAGGACGTGCTGTTGTCGAATGTCGGTTGCATCTAATTCATCGGCCATGCTGGGCAATCTCCCGCTCCAGATACCAGGCCGCTTTTTTCAAGTCCTCTAACTCATGGCCTTTATGACCTGCCCGACTAACGTACTTGATGACATTACCCAGATTGTAATCAAGCTTTTTAGCCTCAATAAAATCGATGGTTTCAATACCGCCAAATTTGTAGTAATACGGGTTTATCGGGCCTTTAGTTTCACTGGGGCCGCTTATCCGTTCGTTAGGGTATTTAACCTGGCTATCCGCCGTATGATTGGTAATCATTATTTGCCCGTCCTGCATAAGCTTATGATCCCGTCGATGTTCTTTTCTTCCCTATCGACGGCATAAACCAACGTGCCTACTATTGAATTTATCCTGCGTATCTCCGTTGCATAATTGGCAATGACATCAAACTGCCGGTCATGGAGTGCCTTGAGGTTCCGTTCATGTTTTTCTATGGTACGCTTTAGAAATTCTATTTTTGTCATAGTATTATTTACCCGTCCTGCATAGCGTTAAAATCCCGTTTATAAAACGTTCGTTCCGCAACTTTTCCCTCAGTTTTAGCCGGGCTAAATTCAGGTCGAACAAGTTATTATAAAAATCATCGCGCTGTTTATGAAAAATTGACTCGTTGAATTGGATAGCTATTTTTATCTGCGTTAATTTCTGTTCGTCGGTCATTTGCACTCTCCTAAAATTGACCTGTCCATAATTCCGGTTTTTGCATAATGCGCCCGGTACTGTTC